GATAGATGGAGAAATGTCTTATGACAAAGACTGGGCAGAAAAGCTTGGAGTAGATACATCAAAGCTTATTGTTTCTCAGGCTAGAACAATCAATGAAATGGTTGATGTAGGCGTAAACCTTATGGAGGCTGGTGTTGATCTTATCGTAGTAGATTCTATTACGTCTCTTCTTCCTGCAATTTATTTTGAAAAGGATTCAGATGAACTCAAACAGTTGGAGAACACAAAACAAATCGGTGCAGAATCTAGAGACTTTAGCAATGCATGGAAAATGCTTAACTATGCAAACAATAAAGTTAAGCCAACTTTGCTTATCCTTATTTCTCAGTCTCGTAATAATATTAATGCTATGTATACTAGCCAGCAGCCTACTGGTGGTCAGGCTACTAAGTTTTATTCCTCAACTGTTGTTAAGCTATTTTCTTCTGAATCCGAAAACCAAGCGATTAAAGGAAAGATTGCGATTGGAGATAAATTAATTGAAGAAAAGATTGGAAGAAAAGTTAGATGGGAGCTACAATTTTCTAAAACTTCCCCTGCTTTTCAAGGTGGCGAGTATGATTTTTATTTTAGAGGCGATGGCGTGGGTGTTGATTCTATCGGCGATCTTGTTGACACGGCAGAGCTAATGGGCATTGTTTCTAGAACTGGGGCATGGTATAATCTAGAAGATGGAACAAAGGTTCAAGGCAGAGAAGCTTTTGTAAATAGAGTTAAAGAAGATTTGAACCTTCAAGATTCTATTAGGTCCAAGGTTATGAATGTCTAACTATACAACCTATCCTGGTAAGTTTCCATGTAGAACTTGCGGGGAAGAAGTTAAAACATGTAGGGTTTATCCAGCAACTGGAGAATCTACTTGGATATGTAGTAAAAAACATTTATCTAAAAGCCAACTTTATACTGTTGGATATAAAAAGAAAAAGGATTATGAGCGAAAAGAACGAGAGTAAAAGGTTGGGGGCTAAGCAGCATAAAAATTCTGGTAGAAATACCAAGAAAGGTGATGCTACTTGGGAAAACTTTACGGTAGATTTTAAAGAAAATTCAAAGTCATTTACTCTTAATAAAGATGTTTGGGCAAAAGCAACTACTGATGCTATTAAGAATGGAAATGATCCAGCCATAGTTGTAGTATTAGGCGATAGCGGAATAAAAACTCGTCTTGCAATTATAGAAGTAGGAATTTTAGAAAATATGTTAGGGGAATATAATGGATAATAACGAACAGTCTAAAACAACGTTAGAAATGGTTAATGGTTTATCTGAAATTGCAGAGTTTATGAATGATGAAGAATTGACTACTGCTCTTACCATGATAGCAAAGCTTATTATAAAGCCAGATATTCCTATGAATGTGGCAACATTAGAGATCGTTAGACTACAAGCCATCGCATCAAAAATGGCATTCAGAGCTACTTGGATGGCAAATGTAGATAAAAATGACAGGGCAAAGAAAAATATATACTATACTGCAGCAGAGTCAATCAACAATTTGGTGTCAGCTCTCAAGTATATAATGCGCTAGTCTGATATACTTATATATAACAAAAGGAATATAATGACAAAAAATTTATTAAAGCAGGTAATGCTTAAGGAATCAGACAGCAAAAATATAAAAAAGAAACAAGATAAAATTATAGATTCAGATCAATTAATTGAGAAGATTAAATCTGGATATACTATTTCTCGTGGCCCAAAGCATATGAAAAAGAAAGCGTTTGCCCCTTCTCAAATTGCATACTCACACGGAGAATGCCCAAGATACTGGTATATTGCTTTTAATGGGGCAGTGTTTCAAGATGATACAGACGCTTATGGTGCAGCAAATATGCAATCTGGAACTATGTCTCATGACAGAATTCAACAAGCAATGCTGGATGCTGGAGTTGCAAAAGAATATATCAATGATAAAAATGAAAAGACAACAGAGTTTAAGGTAATATCTGATGATCCGCCAATCTTTGGTTATGGCGATGCCATGATTAATTGGGAAGGCGAAGAAATCGTTGGTGAAATTAAAACAATGATGAGTGAAGCCTATGAGTATCGTAAGAAAACAAATAAACCAAAGACAGGACACTTAATACAGCTATTAATATATATGAAGGTATTAAAAAAGGCAAAGGGTGTTTTGATATATGAAAATAAAAACACACATGACCTTATGGTTATTCCAGTTGAAGTAAATGATGGATATAAACAATGGATTGAAAATGCTTTTAGTTGGATGCGAGAAGTTAGACAAGCTTGGAAAGATCAGCAACTTCCAATAAAAAATTATCGCAATAACTCTAAGATTTGTAAAGGTTGCCCAGTAAGAGAAGCATGTGTTGAAGCAGGCACTGGAGTAATTAAGATTGCTTCCTTGGAGGAATTGAGTGAAACTCTGTAATAGATTTGATTGTGAAACATATTTTCGTCCTAAGGTAAGCTATCAGGTTTACTGTTCAGATGAATGTAGAGATATTGCAACCAAAGAAAAAATTGCAGAGAGATACCAAGTAACAAAAAGATTAAAAAGAAAAGGCAAAGTAAGAAAATGTCTTGGAGGGTGCGGAGTTAATTTATCAATATATAATGATGAAGGATTCTGCTCAAACTGTAATGTTGTACAAAAAGAAGTTAATAAAATGCTAAAGCAAATTAAAGGATATTTTGATTATGAACAAGATTAAACCTAAAAATATTTGTGCTATTGATGCTAGTACAAATACAATTGCTTTTGCTATTTTTGCTGATGACAAGCTATCAACAACTGGCAAGGTAGCATTTTTTGGACATAACATATATGAAAAAATTATTGATGCTACTGCAAAAACTAGGGCATTTTTTAGATTATATAATATAGATGCAGTAGTTATTGAGCATACGGTGTTTATGAATTCCCCCAAAACTGCAGCAGATCTTGCAATGGTACAAGGTGCAATTATTGGCGGTATTGGATTGACTGGAATAAATCAAATAGGCAGAGTATCCCCAATTACATGGCAAAACTATCTGGGAAATAAAAGACTTACAAAAGAAGAGCAGATATCAATAAGGTCTGCAAACCCAGGAAAATCTGATTCTTGGTATAAATCTTATGAAAGAAATATTAGAAAAGAAAGAACTTCAAAACTTATTGATATTATCTATGATAAAAAAATAGATGATAACGATGTTGCAGATGCCTGTGGCATAGGTCATTGGGCAATACATAATTGGGAAAAAGCTATTAAGTTTGACAAGGATTAGATATGGCTGCTAAACTATATACAAATGAATCCTGGCTTCGTAAACGATATGTTATGGATAAAAAGACTCCACAAGAGATAGCGAAAGAGTGTGGGGCAAGCCTAGAAACAATATACGTTTACCTTGCTAAATTTGGATTAAGGAAATCAAAAAGATGACAGAAAAGTTTAATATTACCGTTGATCAGGTAAATCATCCTACTCACTATACTTCAGATCCGTCTGGTGTTGAGTGTATTCAAATTACTCGTCATCGTAATTTTAATGTTGGCAATGCATTTAAGTATCTTTGGAGAGCAGGTCTAAAAAATGAAGATACGCAAATAGAAGATCTTAAAAAGGCAATCTTTTATATACAAGATGAAATTAAAAGATTAGAGGGAATTTATGACAAACACTGAGGTAGAACTTATTAATCATCTTGATGAAGTAAACCGTGTTGTAGAAGAATATTTAAAAGGTAATGATGCTACCAGAATCTCTAAAGATTTGGGTATGCCGAGGACTCGTGTTGTTGCCCATCTTGATGAGTGGAAGCGTATGGCTTCAGATAATAGTGCAATTCGTGCTAGAGCTAAAGAGGCATTAGCTGGAGCAGATGCACATTACAATAAGCTTATTACCAAAGCATATGAAGTTATTGAGGATGCTACAACTACAGCAAATCTAAATGCAAAAACTGCTGGTATTAAACTTGTAATGGATATTGAATCTAAGCGTATTGATATGTTACAAAAGGCAGGCTTATTAGAAAATAAAGAACTAGCAGAAGAGATGGTTGAGATAGAAAAAAGACAAGAGGTATTGGTTAATATCCTAAAAGACATTGCATCATCACATCCAGAGGTTAGAGATCTTATTATGCAAAGGCTGTCAAGTATTGCCAGAGAAGGTGAAGTGATTACAGTTGTCCACGATGTTCAATGATTTTCTTGAAGCGCTAGAAGATAATCATTTTGAAGAAAAGCCAGTAGATGTAGTAACATTTGTTGAGTCTTCAGAATATTTGGGACAACCACCCCTATCTAAAATACAGTATGAAATAGTTGAGGCCATGAGCCAAATATATCGTAAGCCTGAGCTACAAATTCTGATGGGAACAGAAGCAGGAGCAAGACATTATGACAAATATACTAAAAATGAAATCATCCTTCAACTTGGCAAGGGTAGTGGTAAAGACCATACTTCTACCGTTGCTTGTGCTTACGTTGTTTATAAACTACTATGTCTTAAAGATCCTGCCAGATATTTCGGAAAGCCAGGAGGAGATGCCATAGACATCATTAATATTGCTATTAATGCTGAACAGGCAAAGAATGTTTTCTTCA